TTCGCGGTAAAGTGTTGAATTCTCAGCGAAACGTTTGATTTCCACAAACAGGTCAGGAAGATCACTCAGCAGTTTGATGCAGTTCTCTTTATTGAATGGAAGAGGCTGACCGGCAGAGTCGGTAACACCTTCCCAGGCGAGAACCACGTTCTCTGCATACACCTGGATGAGAATCGAGTTCGCCAATTCCTCCCGCATCTCGCCATGCTGAATGGCGCGACGATGAGGAGTGGTCAGTGTAGCAAGTTTCTTCCCGAAGCCAACGTTGGAACCTCCAGCACGACCCAGAAGAAAAGCACCGGCATCACCGAGATCATGCCATACACCCTGACGCTCTTTCATGGTGTCGGTCTTGAACGTTGAATATGTACTCACAGAAATCTCCTGGTTAAATGACTGTCAGATTATAGCATATCCTTATGCCGCTGCCAAGGTAGGCAGATAATCATAAAATACCAGGAGCATGGTGTAGTTTTGATTGACGTTATTGAACGATCCGCTGGCAGCCTGTAGATCAAAGTCGATGGTGATCGGCTTGTTGATCTCCACCTTCGGCAAGCCACCGCTGAGTGTGATTACTGGAACGTCGATGCAGAAGCCGGCGTTGTTGTTGACGAACTGGGTGTCATAGGTGATATTGGCGTTGGTCTGAACAGCATTTATCGACTCGGTGTCCGCAAAGTAGGCCGTAATCTTTCCGCTGACGACGAAGAAGCCAGTTGTCACCTCGAATGCACCAAGAACACCTACGGCCTTATCCGGCAAGAGATTGTTCTTTACAGTCAGCCCAACATCCTGGGCGTATGCGAAGAAAGGAGTCGGGTTAGGACTTCCTTCAGCAAAGATTGACAGCTTAGAACGAACCTGATTGCTACTGTCATTGAAAGCAGATGACTCAGGGATCGCCGGTGCGTTAGCCGCACTTCCAGCTAAAACGGCAGCCTTTGAAAGCAGTGTGTTTGCACCGCTAACATTTTCGTCGATTGTTTGTCCATAAAGACCAACGAACGAAAGATCACATGTTAGTTTGTTTGCAGTCTTGATGTTAAATGTGAACTCATCCGCAACCGCACCGACGATGTATTGCGCCTGTTGGTTTCCGACCGAAGAACTGTTGTTGTATCCCAGAATCTGTTCAAGGGTATAGGTAGTCCGAACAATGTTCGGAGGCTGTTGATTGAAAAGCACGCGACCAAAGAAAATGCGAATTGTCAAAGCTGTACCACCGGAACCAGTGCTGGTTCCATCGTCAGCAATCATTGTTCCAGCCGTCTTATCAAACTGAATTGCATGGGCGCTGATGGAATAGATTCGTGCGAATCCGTTGTTACCTGCATCGAAGAAGGCGGTCGCACCATCACCTCCGATGAAAATAAATTCTCCGACAGTCAAACCAAGAGTGGTCAAATCCTTGGTGGTAGTAGTGAGTTCAGGGAACGATCCGCTGACATTGATCTTAGCATCACCAGCAGTAAACTGAAATCCAACATTGACAATGGAATTCGTGGTCGGAGGAGTTTCCGCCACCAGAGTTTCGTTGACCACAACGTTCACCGTGGACACAGAATTAACCAAGTGAAGACCATTGTTGGCCAGATTTGTGTAGCCACTCGTGAAGACCAAGTCGCCGACGACCAATGCCGAATTTGTGGCTTCAATAAAGTGGTTATTAGTGGTGATACTAACACTAGTTGCAACTTCCTGGGTCTTAAGAATATACGATGCGAAGAAAAATCCCTGGAGAATGTCCTGAAGATTTCCCTGAGTCAGATCAGTATTGAAACCAGCAGAAGAGTCAATATCAACCAGAACACCCTTCTTCAACTGACGGCCAGCATTGATGGGCTGACGCGCCACCGTCTTGATCTTGGTTCCAAATTCCTTGTAACTGTTCGGCTCAAAAGGAATCCAGAACTGGCTGGCCGCTGCCGGAAGAACTCCGATTGCAGAAGTCTCCTTTGCATATCGAAGGCTTGTAAGATTGCTATCAACTTTTGTTAAAAGAGACATTTCTTGGCTCCAGTATTAGACAAGACCAACAAAATTATACGCATCAGCTACGCGAAAAGGTCGTATTCAAAGTCAGCAAAAACATTGGTATGCCACCATTCACCGTCTTGACCTATTTCAACTGCTCGCACATTTCTGAACCATGCTTGACCTAGTGGACCTTGTTGTCCTCTATATGCTGACTTTACGACATCAAGAACTGCATCGTTGGATACCAAACCTAATGGATCAGTATAAAGCTCGACAAGAATTATTCCTTTTGGTGTATATCGACGAAGTCCATTTTCTCCAGCAAGACTTGTTTGAGAATCAGTCAAATGACGAAGATTGACTCTAGCCCAGGGGGAGGGCGGTTGCGGTTTAGGTGGTTGCTCAACAACACCATCAAAAATCAAAACAAGCTGATTAGAGCCGGCACTTGAGTTAGTTATGGAACTTGCGTTTACCACTGTTGTAAGCAGGCCAAGGATGTCATCTCTCGCTGAAGCAGTTGATGTGTATGACATGGTTATTCTGCAAGATCAAAACGATACATAATCACGATTGGTCCTGGTGCGACGGTGTCAACTTCAGTGATCTGATAAAGAGTGTTATCAAAACTATCCAACAACAATGAAAACGGTCTGAGATCAATTGGATTATTGTCAATATCCAAAACGCTATTTTGTGCGATTAGGGCGAACTTCTTTCCTCGTTTGACGGTATCGAACGGTGCATTCTTGTCAGTGTACTTTGAGATGACAGCATTTGGAGTCAATACCACAGGTCCGCCGTCTGCTGGTAAAGCTGTTCTGCTGTTTCCCCTCCACGGCTTTGTCGGATCAATTACAGCCTGACTAGATGCTTCGAGCGTAATGGTAACAGTTCGTCCGTTTGCCTCTATAAGACGTTGGGCAGTAGCAGCAAGTTTGACATAATCAATTGCCAAGTTAGGCTCCACGGACAAGTCGGAAACTTCTGTTCTGCACAAGTTCCTCAAGAAGCATGTCGGCTTCTGGGTAAGCCGGAATCAGAATATCTGCAACAGTCGTGCTTGATGGCATCTTGTTCCGAGATGCTTTATCCATCTCAGTTGGCTTGACAAAGATGTTTTCTTCTTCCAGTGTTTCTACTTTTTCAATACTTCGTGCAACAATCCCTCCATTGAAGATTGTATTCGCCGGAACAGTGTCTTGTGCGAAACTCTGTGGGTTGACGAAAGGAACAGCGTCGGGGGCAAGTTCGCCAAGGATCGCGGCGCGTAGAGCGTACTCAGCGACTGCCATCTTCAGTTTGCGAGGGATCGCATCAATATCTGAGTAAAGCCACTGTGAGTTGTCAAAGGCGTTCGCTCGCGGCCACTGTAGACTCTGCTCACGGGTCAGTTTACGACCTCTGAACCGATGCCCGAACCGTTTGTCAATGTAGTGAGTTGCCCGAACAATGCAGGTCTGTTGTTGGAGTGTAGTTAGATTGTCCCAATACACATGCCCGGCACTGTCATGGTAGGTAGATGAATAGACCAGATCAATATATGCGTTGGTGAAGGTGAACGGAGAAGTGGGGCTTCCGTCTTGATTGATAACACTAAAAACTGAAGCCATGGCAGCATCCCTTAGTCGTTGGGGCTGCTCACCCCAGGTTGAGTCTTGCTATCGTCCAACGAGTTTGGTGACTCAACAACCTGGGAATAACCACCTGAAAAATTAGCCTGATACCCACATCGCCCAGGAAATGCGGCTGCCTTAGCCTCCGCGATATTCTGATTTCCATCCGTCATCATTCCGGCGTTTGTACGTTGAAATGAGTTTGGCTGCTTTCTTGGACCAGCAGCAGTGAAACTTTGGCTCTTGCCAACATAAGAAGATGATCGGTCGGCAAGAGCCATGATTCACTTCGTAAAAATTGCACAGAAGTCAGTTAACACTCATCACCGTTCAGATCGTTCATGCCTGCTGGCTGCGCCTGCTTGGCGTACGACATTCCGCCGGCACACATATCCTGAGTGGTCATTCGACGCGCACCAGTTTGTTCCTTTCGTGGTCCAGCCGGGCGAGAGTCATGAGTCTTGGCGATATAGCCGGCTGCGACCTGATGCACAGGATTGCCGCTGACCATCGGCGAGTTGGACATGGATTCGTCCTTGAACGCCGCCGCAGCTTTGCCAACAGAATCACTTGGCATCGCTGGGGGTTTCATGTTTTCAGTTTTGCTATCTGCCATGGTTACTTACCTCCAGGAAGTTGTGGCGCTCGGATATCAACCCCAAAGGGCCAATCTCGCGGAGTTCCTTTGTAAATCTCAGTCATCTGCTTGCCATTAAATTGCTGCTTGCGCGGCAACCCGTCTCCCCGATTTGAATATCGCGCACCATACAACTTAGAGTCGGTGGGCGACTTCTTCGGAGTGAAGACAATACTGGCCATGAGAACCTCAGTTACGACTAACGAGACCGTAACAAGGCACATAGCCTCAATTACGACTGCTCAGGGCCATACTCGGCCAAGGCCGGCAGACGCTGCTTGTATCCAGCGACGACACCAGGAATCTGCCAAGTGCTGCTGATGGCAACCGTCGAAGCCGTGCCAGACGCACTCTTCGTGACCGTACCGATGAATCCTGCGGGAGTCGCCGATTCCAGGTCGCTGAAGGTGTAGGTCGATGTAAATAATCCAGCTGGAGGAGTCACAGTGATTGTCACCGTGTCGCTCGTAGTCGCAATGCTGTCAGACGCGCCGACGAAGGTAAAGGTATTGGATGCAAAACCAGCATGAGTGATGCCGACGCCCTCAGCGTTAATCAAAGCTGACAAGGCAGCAAAGACAGTGGCGAGTGTGTCGCCGGCAATACCAACATAAGTGACGTTGACAGGAATGGTCGTAACTTGGAAATTGAACGTCCAACCATTGAGATCAGTAACACCGGTTGCAAGGACAGGCGGCGAATTCGTTCCATTCCAAAGCACCTGTTCGACCACAATGACCCCCTGAGCGAGAGCCGTCGCTTCGGCTGCACTATTCGCAGCCACAAGAACAGCATCCACTCCATCAACACGCGGAACCGCGATATTCGAGGGGGAGGCAACTTGGTAAATTCCAGTAGACATATCAGTTCTCCAAAATCAGAATTTCTTTTTCAAACTCACAAGGCAACACGGCGGAAAGTAGTTAGTTGGTGATACCAACGCCCAGGGCGAGACCCTTGGTGCTGAACAACGCCAAACCTGCATACCACTTGACACGCCAAATGTGATCGTCCGTCAGTTCCTTTTCACCGACATCAACCACATGGATACCGGCCGCGTTGGCGGCAGTCAGGCCGGCAAAACCGTGTTGACGTGAACCATCATCCAGAGTGCCGGCCAAGATCGTGGTGGCCGTGGTTGAAGTACCTTGCGTCTGATTCACGGGAATCCAGTCATTGCGGAACAGCGGAGTCCCGCGATAGGCCGGAACCTGAACGTCGTCAGTCAGTTGAATGGTCTCGTCGATTCGAGCGCCACCCAAGGAGCGGAGCAGGGAGAAGTAGCTGGTCTGAGTTCGACCAGCCCACTGGAAGTAATCAACTTCGCCATCCTTATCAATGACCAGATTCATCATATTGTCGAGCAGAGCGAACGAAAGAACGTCGCCGTTGCTGGACTGAGGCTCAATTGCCTGCGCCGGATCACAGAGATCGTAAAGGCCGACGAATGTGTTATTCGTACCA